CTCCCGCTTCCTGTTTGGTGAGTCCGAGATACAGATATAATTTTTCGCTGAAGAAATTTGACACCGCTTCCGCGGCCTCGAAGATGCTTGATCGCGCCTTTGCCACCAGAAACAACGCGCGTTCAATTGTCTTTTCATCCGGCTGGAGGATGTCTCCCGTTTCATCATCAGTGACGGTTTTCGGGATCTTGAATCCCGCGTTCTTTATGACTTCTTTAATCTGTGGAACCATAGAGTTTCTCCTTAATGTTGCCAAGCTGTATGCTCGAAAGCTGCGCATGATATTTCGCTCCCGCGAGGAGCAGTTTTTTCCCGAGAATGTAACCTCCCTTTACCTTCGCGAGCATTCCTTTCTCTTCAAGACGGCGGACTGCCGCATACGCAGTTGATCTGCTGACTCGCATCGTCTCCGCAATTTCATCAATGCCGCGGGGCGCGATGTTTCCGCTTGTTTCCAAGAAGTGATCGAGGATTGAAAGCGCGGTCATTGTTTAACCTCGGTGAGTTCAGCGACAGTTTCTCCGTTTGAGTTCGCGAGAAACGCTTTCCCTTCTTTGATTCGAACGAATGACGCCATCTTTGTCGCATCGGCGACGACGAACGGTCTGTCCTCGATCATCACGACTCCGTTAACGAACTGCTTTGAATACAGCCCGTCTTTAAGCTTTATCATCTGCATAAGGCTGCTCCTGATTTGAGATTAATGAATTGACAGTTACTTCATTGCTGAAGACGTTTTTTAAGAGAGGTGATATTTTATGCAGTCTGTTAACGAAATAAAAAAGAAGCTCCGGATTTCCCTTGAAACCGAGTTCCCTATGACTTCCGTTACGGCAATCGCCAATTCTTCCTTTTCGGAAATTGATGTTTACATCTTTCAACAAAATGATGTTGAAAAGGGTGATCATGTTCCTCTTTCCGGATGGTCTGTAACAACAGAGATTCTCCTTGAGGCAACTAAAGATCTTTTTCTTCTGGATCTTCCGAAAGAAAACAGAGATGACCTTGCAACATTCTATATATGCGTTTTCATCAAAGATAGTCTTTCCGGAATAAACTTCGTCGAAGGAGATGATGCTATTCGTTTTGCAAGTAGAATGCCGAAAGCATCTATATGGTAAAATTCTTAGCATAGAACCTCGCTCAAGCTATAAGTCTTTCCGTTTCGATCTTTTGCAATATTTCCGAAGATCGAAACGGTTTGCTTAAAGAGCGCTTTTGAAATAAAATATTTTTTCCCGCTAATATAAACGCATCCGTATGCATTGATCTTGCGCTTAATGACTTTCTCCGCATCTCTACTTCGGTCAAAAGCCTTTTTAACCCGGCCGATGTTTGTGCGGTTGTTGATTGCCTTCTCTATCCATTTGAGTATCTTGCGACCTTTCGGACTTGACCACGCTCCTTTGCTCTTTCCATTTAAACCCGCCGCTTTTTTTATCGAAACGCGGTTAGCCGGTTCCCCCGTATCCTCGATCTGCTTTTTAGAAAGTTTTCGATACTGTTTCATTGAGGAACTTCGAGCCGAAACTGAAATCTCTGTTTTGGATGCATTAAATCGTGTGGCGGTTTTCATTGTTCGCCTCACTGATTAACCACAGCGCCGAGCTGTGGACGGAGATTTTTGAGAGCCGCGCGAACAGATTCCTCGCTGGGTGCATTTGTGTTTGCCCATGCTGCTCGAATATCCGAGATTGGCATCCCGAATTCTTTTTCAAGAGCAGTCTCAATCCGTTTTGATCGGAAATTTCCAGACATGCAGTAGTAGATTGCCTGAGTGCTGGTGTTTAGCGCTTGTGCAATTTTTAACGGAGTAATTCCTTTCAAAATCATTAAAGCCTTGACTTCTTTACGAGTCATGTTTCCTCCTTATAGGTTTAAGGTTTACAAGTAGAGATTTAAAAAGCGTGTAATCGACTACGGGTGTTTTAAATCTCTACTTTGCAATGTTGCATTTACAACCTAATACGATTATCGTACTATATGTCAAGAATATTTACGATTATCGTATATTTTTAGGGAATAATTTACGATAATCGTATTATTGATGAAAACAAGATTCGCAGAACTTTTAATCGCGCTGAAAATGAATAACTCGGAAATGGCAGAGTCGTTATCTCTGACAAAAGCGGCGGTTTCAGATATTCTTCACGGTAGAGTAAAGAAACTATCGGGACCTGTTGTGGAGCTTTTAAAGATTAAATATAAGGTAAACCCGGACTGGCTCCTTACGGGCGAAGGAGCTATGTTTCTTGATAGGAAAACCTCAAATAGATATGAGGAGGCTCGCCCTCCCGGCAATGTACGCGAATCAATAACCGATCTTCTCCATGACCCTCAAATACAGCGACTGATAGAACTGCTGGCTGACCAACGGGAACAGATTTCGGTTTTAACCGCCTACTTGTCGGGAACGGCGACAATCAAGGAGTTGGTGGCGACGCTTGAGGCGTTGCCTGAAAACAAACGGCGCGTCGCGCTGATGCAGATTAAAGCGTTGGAGGGGTGCTAAGATGTCTAAAGGTGTTGAACTTCATTCTCAAAATTAAAAAAACAGATGAGGGATCGGGATGGACGAACAAAAAACAATGAACGATCTTTTGGAAAAAACGCGCATTGATATCCGTCGATTTTGCGTGGATGCAATTAGAAGCGGAATAACAATCAACGATGTTCTTCCTTTGATAAAAAAGAAAAAAACGACTATCTGCTTATGCGAAACAGACGGGACACCTGTTCATATATGGCTTGAGTCAACAGACAAAATAAAAACCATGCTGACTGAATTATCTTACGATGAAAGCGAATCTACAAGATTTCTTGTATACGGCAGCGGAAAGATTCTTGGTGCTGATAAAATATCACGAAAAGATGAGCATGAGTTTCTTAAACGATTTCCGGATCCGCTCGGGAACGCTATATCTGATGGAAAATAAATCTATTCTTTTCCATCGTTCCTGACATTTTACAATACGAGCAAGTAGATGCACCTGTTCGTCGAGAGATTTAGGTTTACGTTCGTTTATTTTTTTGAGATTCATCGAAGACTCCTTTCGGAGCGGCGGCATCATTATTGTCGGAATGTTTTTAACATTGTCAATATAAAATAAAGCGGAGGAATGATTATGCTGAGAAAAGGATTCGTAATACTGGTTTGTTTTTTCGCGTTCGGATGTAAGTCGGAAAAAGCGAAGAACCTCGAAACTCTTCAAAAATTTGTTGATTCTGGAAGCTATAACGAAGCGATTGCTCTCTCAAATCAATTGATCTCGAAATATCCAGGAGAAGAAGTCGCTTATTATGAGCGGGGCTGGTCTTTTCTAATGACGCAAAAAAGAGATGAGGCTAAATCTGATTTTGAGACATGTTTGAAAATAAACAAGGATAGTTCTGATGGTTATAAGGGATTGGCGTCTCTTGCGATGACAGAACTTAAATTCGATCTATCTGAAATATATTTTCAAAAAGCATTGGAGAAAGCAACTGATAATGTGAAGAAAGCAAACATACTGGCTTCAATTGCTTTATCGAAACGAATGCTCGGAAAAAATGCTGAAGCAATAAACGATTACGATCAGGCAATTAAATTGAATGATGACGGATCTTTTTATGATTCAAAAGCAGCTGTTTGGCTGGCCATGGGAGAAAAAGAAAAAGCTGAAAAAGAATGGGAAACAGGAATAACAAAACCTTTCAAAGAGGATAAATTCAAAAGCCGAACATATTTCAAACTTGCAGAGGTCAAATACGGAAAAAAAGATAAAACAAAAGCTTCTGAATTTATTGATAAAGCAATTGAAATTGAACCGACGAATGAATCTTTTCTTTCTTTGAAGAAAAACATATTGGCAATGTAAATTGAAATCATCTTGACAAATGTCATGGGGCATTAGTGAAAATGCGTCATGACATTTAAACAGGATGATCTTTTAACAGTAAAGGAAGCGGCGCGGGAAATGAATATCGCGCCGCGTACTGTTACAGATTATCGTCACCGCGGGCTTATCCCCTATATTCAGTACTCACGGAAAAAGTTTCTTTACCCCAGAACCGGCATTACCGCGTTCATAAAAAAATCTTCTCACGAACCTCAACTCTCTCTTTTTTAAAAAAGATCGGCAGAATGCGCGGATGCGGCGGATCGCGCGGATACGACGTTGCGCGATCGGTCTCCTCATGCATATATTCTGATCAAATCATTATCGGCTGTGGCGGCTTGGTGTGATTCTTGGAGCCGGAGGGACTCACCTCACTCCGGCTCCTTTTACAACGAAACCCAAAAGTTTGTAATAAAAACGGGTGTGTGGCAGTTTCCGGTCTGCTGGACCAAAACCGGAATCCCGTATCTGGAGCATGTCAGACGTGGACGCAAAAGAAGTGATGCAGCTTATCGGTCTTATTGTTGTGATTCTGACTTTTGTAGGCGGAATCATCACTACATTCTGGAAGCTCAACACTCAGATAAAACTTATGAAGATTGAACTCGCGCAGATCCGCACGGAATTCCACGGACAAATAGAGCTGCTTGCCGCGCGAGTGGAGAAAACAGAAAAGCTCGATGGAAACATCAATAAAAAGCTCAACCTTATCGGTGCGAACATCGCGGCGATTCTTAAAAAGCTCAACATGAAGCAGGAAAAAGATTTTTTCGGCGAGGACAAATAACATGGCACGCAAGCATCTTTCAACCAAACAGGTGAAAGCGAAAAAAGTCACCGCGTCACGAATGAAAGCAAGAGCACAGGCCGCGGGAGTTCCGGCGTTCAGCGGATCCAAAATTTCCCTGCGTGTCTTTTTCGGTATTGAGAAAGGAAAAATCCGGAAGCGCGCGTTCTTCTTTGCTCTTTTCGGGCTTCTCACGTTCGTCTATGCGATTCTCTGCATGACGCCGCTTATCGCGTTTAACGAGGGTCTCGGCGCGTTTCTCTTTTCCGCAAACGCCGCTTTCGGTGTAAATTATTATATGAACGAACGGTCAAGGAGTTATTCCGATCCTGTCGGTGATTACGGCACATTCGGACTTCCCGACTGCGGAACGCGTCCTATTCCGTCAAGAATGCCTCCTCTTCCGGGGATGAACAATGGCGTATAGTGATCTCGACAAAAGTCAGGCGTTCATACTGTTCGCATCAGGATCCTCTTACCGCAAAATTGCGGATATCATGAGGACTCATCCCGGATGCGAGAAGATCACGCATACGACGATACGCGACTGGGCGGAAACACCCGATACTTCCGGAAGGACATGGGAAGACCGCAAACGCGAAACAGACGCGCTTGTCAAAGAAAGTGAAACGTCAGCGGTGGTACGCCAGTCTCGGGATATCATTCAGGAGATTGACTCGATTATCGGCGATATCGTCACCGATATCAAAGGTAAAGGTCTCGAGTTCAAAACGCAGGATGCGGCGGTATACGCGCTCAAGACGCTGCTCGAATACCAGGACAAGATTAAGGACAAACGGAAGCGCGTCTCGATAGAGGATCAGGTCCGCTGTCTTATCGATGCGATGCATGAGATTCCCGAGGTCAAAGAGGTAATCCAGAAAAACTGGAAAGACATCTATTCCCGTTTCGAGGCGAAAGCTCGCGAGCTGATGGCGAGAAAGCAGCATGAGTGAAGGGATTATCGAACTTGTTGAGAAGATCGGAAATGATCGATTCAAGGATCTGTCTCTTCTCGAATGGTGTTCGAAATATATCAGGCTGGTCAGTAAAGGGTCGTTGCTCCCGTTTTCACTGGACGGGCATGATTACCTGAAGGAGATATTCGATCTTCCGGACGTTCCCCGAGAGACGCACCAGAAAGCGGCTCAGATGGGAATCTCAACCTATGTGCTGCTCCGGCAGCTCCGGAGAATGGATCGGTACTCTCTGAAAGTCGGATATTATTTTCCGACGGACGAAGATGTCTCGGATTTCTCCCAGGACAGGGCAAATCCGATCATCGATAATTCAGAGTATCTCTCGGGAAAGATGAGATACGACAAGGCCGATAATCTCGGCCTCAAACAGATGGGAAATTCGTCGCTGTACTTCCGCGGCGTGTGGTCGAAGCGGAAAGTGAAATCGGTGGATCTTGACACAATTGTCAAGGACGAGGTTGACGAGGCGAATCAGGAGAACCTCGTGTTCGCGGAAGATCGTGTACTCCATTCGTCTTTCAAATGGATCACGGAACTGTCTCAGCCGTCGCGGCCGGATTACGGGATCAACCGGACGTTCAAGAAGTCGGACATGCGGATGAGGTTTCTCAAATGTCCCAAGTGCGGCAGATGGAACAATATCGTCGAGAGTTTCCCGAAGAACCTTTTCTCGAAAGGAAAAGGAGACAATTTTACCGCGTGGATCGGATGCACCCGTTGTCATGCGAAACTGTCGACGGGAAAAGGCGAATGGGTCGCGGCTCATCCGACCCGTTCAAAGGATCATGTCGGATTTTTGGAGAGCCAACTTTTCGGAAGTACGACAAGCGCCGTTGATGTTTATAAGAAGTTCACCGGAGCGACGCTCCTTTCGGAGAAGAAGAACTTCTGGATCTCGATTGTCGGCGTGCCATATTACGATCCCGAGATGCAGCCTATCAGCGACGAGCTGATTGATTCGTGTGAGGTTAAAGAATACGGATTCGAGCGGAGCGCGCAAAGCTCGTTCATCGGAATAGACGTCGGCGACGTATGTCACGCGACAGTTTGGGGATGGACGGGTTCGAGGCTCAGGCTCCTCTGGTGCGAAGAAATTCTTTCGGATGATTTCGACGGTTTTTGCAAACTGATCGAACGGTACCGGGGATACTTCGTCATCGACGCGATGCCGTACAAGAATCTTTCGAAGCGTCTTTGCATGAAGTATCAGGGATGGGGTTCAATCCAGTATTTCAAAGGCGAAGCGCTTACGGAAAAGAAAGAAGGCGAAGGAGAATACGAGGTGCCGGTTGTCATGCATAACCGCACCGAGTCGATAGATGAGATGGTTGATCTGTTCCGGGAAGGTTTTTTCGTTTTACCGAATCCGAAGAAGCTCGCGCCCGATGAACTTGAACGATATGAGCGGTGGAAATCGCAGATGAAAGCGCTGGAGAAGGACAAGACCGTGGACAAAAGCGGATACGAGAAAAGCGAGTACAAAAAGAACGTGGCGAATCATTACGGTATGAGCACCAACTCGGGTCTTATCGCGTTTCGTGTCGGTCGCGGAAGCTATACTCCTTGCGTTAATCCGGTGGTGGGCTGATGGGGCTCGGATCGTTCATCAGCGGGATCTTCGCGAAGTCCCCGGTGTCATCGTTTCCGACCGATATGTCGGGAGACCGTGCGCTGCGCGGCGGACTGACGAGTTCGGACATAAACGGATTTCTCTCTGCGTACGGCGAAGTCAGTCCAAGTTATCCGTTCGCGTTTATTGATCTTTCAAAACTCCTTGCTCTGGTGAATCCTGACGTATCGCAAACGGTGCAGAAAATTTCCGCGCTCGGAAATGTCGGTCATTCTCTGGACATCAAGGCCGGCGGCGACGCGGCCGCGGCTCTCGCTCTTGAAGAACTCAACAACCTCGCGAAAAACGCGTTTCCGAATCACGCGGGCGCCGATGGTTTCATCAACCAGCAGTTCAGGCAGATTGTGCTTACCGGCGCGCTCTGTCAGGAGATGGTACCGTCCCTCTCTCTTGACGGGGTTGAAACCGTATATCAGGTGAAAGCGGGAAGCATCCGCTTCCGTGTGGAAAACGGTCAATTCGTTCCTGTTCAGAAAACCGGCGGGAAAGAAATCGCGCTTAACAGAAATACTTTCGCATATATCCCTCTTTTTTCTGATGAGGATTCACCGTATGCGATTCCTCCTTTTCTCGCGTCGCTCCGGATGGTGATGCGTCAGGAAAAACAGTGGAATGATATTGATTCATTCATGGAACTGTGGGGACTTCTGGGGCTGTCTCATCTGAAGCGTCCTTTAAAAAAATCGTTTCAGGAGAATGACAAGGAGTTCATGGAGCGATCGGGAAAGGAATTGCTAAGCACGTACGACCTTTTCCGGAAAAACCTCAAGAAAGGAATTGTCGTTTCCGACGCGGACACAACGCTTGATCATCATAACGTTTCAAAGAATGCGGGATCCGTTGACACCATTCTTCAGTCTACCGAACAGCAGATCGCCTCGGGACTTGATATCGATCCGGCGATGCTGGGACGCACCTACTCGACAACGGAGACCTACGCGACGGTGTGCTATGAAACGCTCCTCGGAAAGATCGCGAATATTCAGCGCGTTATCAGGCGGGCGAACGAACGGATTTATAATACGCACCTGATCCTCCGGAAAATCCCGGCGTCGTGCTCTATGTCGTTCAATCCGAGTCCGAGTCTCAAACGATATGAAGACGCGCAAGCGGAACAGATCAGGCAAACCATGATTCTTGAACGGATGGGCAAAGGAATTATCAGCCCCGATCAGGCGGCACTTGAACTCGGATATGATGAAGCGTACTCTCGGGACGCGGCGAAAGAAAACCTTTCGGTCTCGTTCTGTTTCGATAAAGAGAAAGGACGGTATACGTTCTCTCGTCCGAAAATCTCGCTCATGGGCTTTTCAAAAAAAAAAGCCCTGACGACGGCGAGCCGGACGAAATAGATCCTATCGAATCCGGGTACAGTAAAGAGATCTTTGAAATCTATGCTCTGAAAAAAAATGAGTTTCTCACGGGATTCGCGATTCACCTGACATCTGACGACGCGGTGAATCGTATAATGGAGTATGCCCGGAAAAAATTCGGCATTGAGCTGCCTGCCGATGCGGAAGACTCGATCCGGAAATGGACCGGTAAAAGTTACCGGTTGGGAGTCGGCGGCGACTGGAAAGATGACAATTGGAAAGTCACCGACAAGAACGCTCTCGACTTCTTCGCGGCGCACGATCAGCATTTTTTCGGAAAGCAGTTTGAACATTATGCGGATGATATTCGAAAAGTCGTCGAAGACGAATTGAACGGAACATCCAGGGCGTATTCCGCCGAAACGATCGCACGACTGAAAGAGAAAATGGGTGAAGGTTTCGAGCATCCGTATATCCGTGATTATTACGACATCGTTGTTCGCAACGCGGTGAACAAGAGCCGGAACTTCGGACGGGTGTTCCGCTATGAACGTCTCGGGATCGCTGAAATTGAAATCGTGGCGATACTGGATCAGAAGACGTCCCGGATGTGCAGGCTGATGAACGGCCGGAGAATTCCGGTGAATATCGCCGGAGAATTCGTCCGTGAAGTGATGACTACGCAGATGGACGAGATGACGGAGAAGTTCGCGTGGCCGACGAATTCTGAAGTTGATGGATATAAAGATCTTTCAACTTCAGAGATTCTGAAGCGGACAAAATGTAAATTGCCGCCGTATCACGCGCGATGCCGTACAACAACGGTGATTTCCCAGAACATGAAGATACGGAAATCTTCCGGCGGAATGTTCAAAGGATCGCTATCATTTGACAGCGGAAACTCCGAAGCGGCGAAACGCGCGAAACAGCTGTCCGCTCTTTCAAAGGACGAACTGCTGTCAAAGATGGAAGCCCGGATAAAGACGTCGTTCTGGCCGGAGGGAAAACGGGAATTCAGCGACGGTTCATACGCGACAAGTGAAGAGTATCACCGGGAAAAACATGCTGAAGAATTCGGAGGGAAATTTGACGAAGCGCTCAAGAATATCTTGCAATCATACGACAAGGTGATTACATTCAACCAGGGAACGGAACCGATGTGGATGATTCAGGACTCAAAAAGTAAAGCTGCGCTTCTTCTGTCTGAATCGGGCACGATCTTGAAATTCCACAAGCAGTCTTCCGTTCGCAAATGGATGAAAGAAACAGGAGTCGAAATCAAATGAAGGGATATGAAATACCTCAATCGACATACATCGAACTTTTGAACGCTCGAATCGCAGGATTCGGAAAGCAGGAAGAAGAAGAGGATTTTCAGGTTATGGATATCCGCGCGGCTTATGACGAGGAGTTCCCGGTATCAGCAGATCTCAAGCCGATCGACGAATTTATCATACGTAACGCGAAAGCGCTCAGTGATGTGGAATGCGATAATGGTCTGGATCACTGGGTTTGGAATCTCGACAAGGTCGCGTCCGGATCGTTTCCGATCGAAAATATTCCCGATCATGTCCGAAACATGGCCGAAGAACTCTATTACGGAGCCGGAGCATAGTGACATAACTCTCGTTTAGAGCCCTTCTGCCGCGTCGGCGATACTGGATCGTCCGGATGGAGGGGGAACGGCTATTAAACGATTTTAAACGCCTTCTGAAATTAATGGGAGGCTCGTAGCTGACAGTCTGGGACATAAGTCCCGTTTAAAACACCAAAACGCCACCAAAAGCCGATATGACGGCCGGAATTTCCCTCATGACGGGTGAATTCTCCGGCTCGATTACCGGCATTTTTTTTGCCGATCAGGTGGTGCCTCATGAAAGATGAAAAACTTCGCGCTCAGTTTGATTCGCTGAAAAATGCCGGTTTGAATATAGATCTCGGCCGATCTGTCGCGTCGCTTCGTCTCCGCGGACGTTTCTCCTTTTCGGATAACGCTCCGGAAGCGGAGCCTCTGCCGACTCCCGTCCTGAAGTTCGACGAAAACGATACGACCTTCTTCGCGCCGTTCCGCGCTCTTACCGCGACGATCATTCCCGATCGTGGAATTGATTTCTCGAACGCTGAGATGCTGAAAGCCTCCACCAAAATGCTCGGCAAGCAGACGGTTTACACGAATCACAATACGGACGTCGGCAACTGGGTGGGCACGGTTGTCAAAAGCTGGTGGGACGAAGCGTCAAACATCCCGGCCGGAATCAATGTCACTCTCGGTATCAACAAGAAATGGAACGAGAAGATCATCGACGGCATCAAAGAAGGTGCAATCCATTCTGTCAGCGTTGACGTGTATTATAATTTTGCTAAATCACATCCGAACCTCGAAAACTTCTGGTTTCATCTCGGAGAGAATATCGACGGATCGATTGTCCGTCTCATTGTAACACGAATCATCAGCTACGGGGAGATATCACTTGTGTGGCAGGGTGCCGATATCTACGCGAAGCGAATTGATATGCAGGCGTCAAAAGAGCCGGGGCTCGGACGCGATAATACAACTGGAGAAGAAAGTATGAAACTTTCAAGAAAACAGGTCGAAGCCCTCGGTCTCATTCCGAGCGACTTCGGATTCAAGGACGGTGATGAAGCGCGCGATTTTGACGCGAGCGGAACCGAATCTCTTTTCCGCGATGCGGCGGTGAAGCTTTCTTCCGCGATTGCGTCGAAGAACGCTCTTTCCGCAGCGCTCAAGCTCGCGGGACTGGATCCCGAATCCGCGGAACTTTCCAAGGATGCGGAAACGCTCAAGAACCGCGCGTCCGCTGGTGACGCGCATCTTTCCGATCTTCGCGCTGACGCGATAAAATTCGCGAAGATATCTGAAGGAATCGAGAAGGACGGACATCTCAATGAGGCGCTTGAGAAAGCGATCAACAACGCTGACGCAGACGACGCGAAAAAATTCCGCGACGATTACAAAAAACGCGCCGATGAGAAGTTTCCCGTGAAATGCGAAAAGTGCGGCGGATCGTTTTCCCGCGGAAGCGCTCAGTCCGGTTCTCATGAAACGGAACACGACGATATCGATCCCAGCGATTTCAGGCTGTAAGGGGGAATCATGATTACGAATAATTTTGACGGCATCAAGGACAGCGCGACTTTCAAACTTTCCGGATGCGTCCGCGGAACGGATGAAGGAAAGGTCGTGAAAATTTCCGGAAACGGTTCGGTCGCAAAATGCGCCGCAGAAGACAAGTTTCTCGGAGTACTCGAAACTATCGACCGCGATAACGCGTACGGGATGGTTCTTCAGAACGGTTACAAACAGATTTCCTATTCCGGTTCCGCTCCGGTTGCGGGAATTGACGTTGAGCTTGTCGCGAACGGATCCGGCGGTGTGAAAACTCCGACCACGGCCGGGACGGGTCGCAAGTTCATCATCGCGAGCGTGGATACCACGGCTCAGACTCTCATCGTATATCTGGGTTAAGGAGGAACCAATGCCCAAATTTGAAAAAATCGCTCTGTCGAAACAGATGTTCGAAGAAGCCAAAGAGAAAGGGGTAACCCTGACTCAGCTTCTTTCGAAGCATGATAAATTCAGTGTTGCCGAGTCGGAAAAATTCAGCGCGCTTTCCCAGCAGCTCGCATCGCGCGATCTGAAGCTGTCCGGCGCTCACGCGGCGCTTGTATCCGATTTCTTCCAGACCGAAGACAACAAGGTGCTTTTCGTCGAGACGATCAATGAAGCCGTACGGACGGGACTTGATTCCGAACTCAAGAGCTTCGCGAATATTTCCGATATCGTCGCGACTCGCACCGGCATCAAGGGCGGTCTGTATGAAGGCGCGGAAGTCGACATGGACAACTCCAAGTCGTCCGCCTCTCGTGTTTCCGAAGGAGGATCTTTTCCCAAGGTAAAGATCAACTTCAAAGACAAGGCGATCAAGCTGTCCAAAATCGGTTATCAGATCGATGCGACGTACGAGACGATCCGCCGGATGCGCGTGAACACGTTCCTCGTGACGATGATGCAGATCGGCCGCAATATCGCGCGCGACAAAGTTTCACTTGCGATCGACACTCTCATCAACGGCGACGGGAACGGCAATCCTATCGTATCGGTGAACGCCGCCACGAGCGGAACGCTCACCTATGCGGATGTCGTGAATCTTCTCGAGGAATTCCGTTACTTCGATCCGACACTGATGATCGCGCCCAAGGCGATGAGGGTGAAATACCTGAATCTCGCCGAGTACAAGGACAAGAACGGTCCGACGATGCCGGAGCCTCCCAAAAAGAGCGACGCGGTTCCCGCGGGAAAAATCATCGCGCTCGATGCAAAGTCCGCGCTTGAGGAAGTCTATGAACTCGGCGGTTCGCTTGTCGATTACGACAAGATTATCGAGAAACAGATTGAGACTGCGGTTGTTTCCGAAGTAACCGGTTTCTCGAAACTCTTCACTGAAGCGGCGGTGATGCTTAACGGCTGAACCGTGAAAAAATGAAACAAGAATCACCCCCCGCCACGAAGGAGCAATATGGAAGTCAGAGTCAGAATCAAGGATTCAATCGCCCGCAAGGGCTGCGGGTTTTATGATATCGACGGTTCTCAGGAACTGTTTCCCAGAAATGAAAAAGGGGGAATTGATATCAAGAAGGAGTTCACCGTCAATTCGACTCCGTTCATCGAGTCGAAGATCGCGTCAGGCGAACTGATTCTTCTCGAACGCATCGAGGACACTTCATCGGGCGATGCCGAGAAGAAGAACGAGAAGAAGTAATCAGGAAGCGGTATGATATCCAGTCTGGAAAGCATCAAGCAGTTCTGGTCGGGAGACTCTCTCGATATCGATGACGCGGAAAAGGATGAGAACGGGAAAACCGCATTCGATCGATTCCTTTTATCCGCTGCGGATGATGTCGCAAAGCGTCTGCGCCGCTGGGTCGGAAAAGAATCTTTCGCCGATGCTGTTTTACAGGTACCGGCGGATCCGGATCGAAAAGATGCAATCGCCGAAGCGGAGATCAATCTTCTCAACGCGGCGATTCTCGATCATTTGATGAGGATCGCCGCGTCGGGTGTTGAAAAAGATATCTCTCTTCCGTCAGGCAGTCGGATATCGCTCAAGGACTGGGCGGCCGACGACTACAAGGCTCAGATAGAAGATTATACCGGGCGCGCGAACCGGGCGGTGCTGGAGTATCTGTGAGAATCAGAGGGAAACACATCGAGCGACGATTGTCCGGGACATGGTCAAAGATCACGAACGGACAAATCATCGTCGCCGCGGTATCTGCTTCTTCAACTCCGGCGTCTCTTAACATCGCGAAGAAGATGAATGAATCATATTCCGTGATAACCGGATGCGACATTCTTCTTACAAATGCGATCGCGGAGCAGAAAAGAACCGGATCACGGATTGACTCGGATGCGGAGGTTCATCTGAAAGGTGAACCTTCTATCAGTGAAACAAGCCGGGTGAACATCGGAGGGAATCTGTCTTCAGGAGCTGTTACCGGCGGAACGTGGTTCATCATAAAACAGATCGCTTCATGTGATTTGCTCATCAGCGGATTTCTCGGAACGAAGCTCATCCTTGTGAGGGATAAATGAGCGACGGATTTGAGAAGTTCGAAGAGTTCCTTTCAGGCGCGCAGAAGCGTATTTCCTCGGGAATGGAACGGTCTCTGGAACGCTCCGGAGAAATCGTTCGGAAGAACATCGTCAAGGGCATAAGATCCCAGGAATTCAATTTTGCGCCGCTGAAAGATTCGACGCTTGCCGCGAAAAGCAAAACACGGAAACGATCGGGGCACATGATTCCGGCGGGATCGAATCTTGTGCTGATTGACCAGGGAGATTATCTCTCATCGATCACGTCCGTGAGAAAAGACGACGAAGTGATGATCGGAACGAACCATCCGCAGGCGCGGCGACTGGAATTAGGATTCGAAACGACCGGGCAAGAGGCAAGACCGCATTTCGAACCCGGACTCAAAATGAGCGAGGACGAATACCGGGAAGAACTGATGACGTCGTTACAGGAGTGTTTCCGTTTTGATACGTGATCATATCTCATTCATCAAGGATATCGTCGAGAGTAAACTCACCCGCGCAGACGGGACAAAACCGTTCGCCGGGAAGTTCTTCGAACTGTATCCCAAGGCGGGAAGGATTATTGAAAGCGCCCCATGTGCCGCCCTGCGTCACATGCCCGGCACGACGGAGTCGGACGGCACGTTCCGCCGTTTCGAACAGACGGAGGGAGAGAATATCAGATACCGGCAGTTGTACAAGATCGACGCGACCTATCAAATTGATCTCTACAGCCGCGATATCTATGATTTCTACTCTGACGACGGAAGCGATCTTTTGAACCAGCTGGTTGAGGAGATCGCCGCCGTGCAGAATATCGTCGGTGCATCAGGGAACAATATCGAGGTGTCTCTCGGGACACACGGCTATTTTGATGATGAGACACTCGTTATTGACAACGTGTACAAAGCGTACTGCCGGATATCCTTCGGCGACGGAGTGTACCGGAAACAGACGGTAACTCGTTTACCGTCGAATTTTTCATTCTCAGGAGAGAAACAATGAAGGATCCGAAAGAAGCGGCGGCTGTTGAAGAAGCAGCTCCCGCAGCCGTAAAAAAAATGGTCTCGAACGCAAATGACGCGACCGAGACGAAAATCTGGAGCGAATGGGCTTCTATTGTCGGAGTGCCCGTCGCTCTGTGGCGCGGTGCGGCAGCGCATGTGAAAGCGGACATTGACGCGCCGGTTTCGCGCCGCGTGTTTGAGTCCGCGGTGAAAGGGTTTGCAGGTTCAAAGGTTCAGTAAGGAGGAACCATGATAGGAGACGTAAAAACAGGTCTTGTCGACGGCGGACTCGGGAACGCCCCGAAAGGCATCGACGGCATACACGCGAAAATAGGATGTGCGGAAGGCGGTGAACCGAATACCGCGTATGAGGTATCGTCCTATTTCGAAGCGAAAGAAATTCTCGTGAAGGGTCCCCTTCTTGATGCCATAAAACAGTGGTATCAGGAATTCTCTTCAGACAAAAAACAGGTTGCGCCGAAACTGTGGTTCGCGAAACCGACGGCGGATGTCGCTGGTTCGATCGGGACAGCGGTGCTGACGGGAACGGGAAAGGCGACGGCCGCCGCTACCGGAACACCGAGCGGATCCCGTACGTTCATAATCGAGATCATCAAAGGCGGCGCATCCGGCACGGCAACGTATCGGAAGAGTGTTGATGGCGGAGATACTTGGTCCGGTGAGATTACCACGCCTTCATCCGGAACCCAGATCGCACTCGCTGTCGGATGTACGATCGCGTTTACCGATGCAGGAACCCCCGCGGAATCGTTTGTCGCCGGAGACTCCTGGACCTTCTCGTCGACGGCGCCCGGTGCGACGGTTGCGAGCATCCTTGAAGCCGTGAAAGTCTTCAAGACCGCGTACGATGTAAAGTTCATACATGTCAAAGGAGAAACGACGGCAGCGGTCTGGACGTCCCTTCAGGCTCTCGCCGAAGACTGGGATGAGAATTACAGTCACTATGTCGAAATCATCGCTGAAGCAAAAGCGCGCCAAACGGAGACGGTCGGCGAATGGGTTCTTGCGCGTAAAAACGAGGCAAAGGCATTCGTCGGAAAACGAGTGATTCTCGTCTGTCAGAGCGGCGTCAACAAACTCTCCGGAAACGCGGAAAATCTCGCGAATGTTCTTTCCGCGAAAATCGCGTGTGCCCGTGTACATGAATCGCCCGGTTTCGTGGATAAGTTCCCGTTCCTCACGGTGACGGCTCTGTCCGATTACTCCGCGCTTTCGGATAAGGATCTCGGCACTCGCGCACTCGACGTGCTCGATGAGGCGGGATTCACCTGCGCGGTGTCGTACGACAACTATCCGGGATTTTTCTTTTCTCACTGCAATACCTTCGCGGGTGAGTCGAGTGATTTCCAGAGAGTTCAGATAATCCGTACCGCGGACAAGATACGGAGACTTTCAAGATCCGCGATGATGAGATATCTGGAAAGTCCCGCACATGCCGAAACCGGCATCGGCGGTATTCTCGCGCTTCGCACCGATGTGGATAACGCAATCGCGGCCGCGATGGAAATTTCCGGCGATCGTGAAATCGCGTCGCACAAAACCATCATTGACGAGAATCAGGACGTTCTCACGACGAAAAAAGTCGAAGGAAAAGTCACATTCGTACCGATCGGCACGATGGAAGAAATAGCCGTCGATATTTCGACGAGTAAGGAATAAGGGGGTGCCTCATGGCAGCTGAAGAATATTCATGGAGGAATACCGAGGTCTATTTTGCCGGTCGGCTCCTTATCAACTGCGAAAAGGTCAGCTACAAGCGGACATGCGAGTCGGAAGTTTTTTACGGAAACGACGGCGAGCCTGGCGGATACGGACGTGGTGAGATCAAGGGCGAAGGTTCTCTGACCGTAAGCGGTCAGGAATACGCGTCGCTTATCGATTTCGCCGTGGCACAGGGGTATGATCTTCTGAAGATGCCTCCGATCCCGATTATCATCATCGAGAAATCAAATGATCTTCCGACGATGACTCATGTGATCACTCAGGCGATTTTCAAGGAAACGGGATTTGAAGGATCGAACAAGGACAAACGTTTCCTCCATGCCCTTCCGTTCACGATCGTCGGTCCCGTTCAGCTCGCGAAAGCGTAAAAAATACACCCATCCGCCACAGTTGACTTTTAAGGAGAGTCAACATGAAATTCGATTACCAACCGCTCACAAAAAAGCAGTTCGATGAGCTCGCTCCTCAGATCGAGTCCTGGAAAGAACAGCACCGGGAAGTTCGGGCGTTGTCCGTTGAACTGGACGACGGAAAAACTTTCGAAGGCATCTTCCGGTGTCCGACTCAGGCCGACCTGAAGCTCGCGATGCGCAAAGAGCTGTCCGAGATGGACTCCAATAAAGAACTGTGCCGGATGACGGTGCTTTACCCTGAACCGGTGACGTTCAATACCGTCATGACGGATTACTGGGGAATCTCGATTCCTCTCGCGAAAAAGCTTCTTGAGTGGAGCAACGTCACGAAAGAGGCCTCGATAAAAAAGTTATAAGAGACCGCGAGGAGGAACTTTCGCTCGAAGGCGGTCTTGACATTCTTATCCGTCATTACTTCCCCGGCGTCGACCTTTCCTCTCTCTCGGATGAAGACATGGTTCGATATGGTGTCGATATCGAATGGCTTGAAAAACATTTATCAATACTTCACTCCAACGCGATCGCAGAAGCGTTTGGCGGTGATTAGGAGGTTTCAATGAAAATCGCAAAAATGGTTCTGCTGTTGATCGTAATTGTCGAAATCCTGTTCTTTGTCATCATGACCTCGGTAGGCCTGCATTCAGCATTCGCGTCGCCGACAGCCTTCTGCATCACTCTCCCGGTGTATCTGTCTGGCGTGCTTTTTATACTCGGATACTTTTTAATCGAGGATATATCCGTCGGTCCGAAGGAACTTCTCAATGCTTTGGGATCATGGCTGATTATCCTCTCTCTCATCGAACTTCGTAAATTCAGGTTTTAACGTATGAGCGGCGGCGTCAGCACATTTGAACTCGCGGCGGTACTATCGATCCGCGATTTAATGAGCAACAAGCTCGGCGAAATCCGTAAGGAGTGGAACTCGGTCCGCAAGTCAATGGCGGACGCGAGCGCCGAGGCGCAGCTTTTTGACAGATCCGCGTCCATGACGAAATGGGGCGCGGGTCTGACTGTCGCTGGCGGCGCCGCTATCGCTTTCTCAAAAAGTCTGGTTCAGGCAAATCTTGAAGTATCAAAGCTGGAGTCAAATATTCGTTCTCTCGGCGTGACTAAAGCAGAGATGGAAGGAATATCATCCAGCGTGCGGAAAATGTCCGGCGACATGGGAACCGCGCAGGAAGTATACCTCACCGGTATTTACGATCTAAAGTCAGCAGTTTCGTCACTTGATCCGAAACAGATATCCGATGTTTCTCTCGCATTAGACCAAACAGCGAAAGCAACAAAGGGTGATTTTGCTGACATGTCAAAACTGTTCGGTATGACGTACGCGCAATTTAAAGACATGTACCAAAATATGTCTGATACCGATTTCGCGGGGATGTTCGGAAACACTATTACCATTGCGTCGAACCTTTACCGCACCGACGGAGCTGCGATGAACCAAGCGATGCAATCATTAGGCGCAACAGCGTCGTCATTGAAAGTTTCGTTTGAAGAGCAATCTACTGTGCTCGGGATGTTGCAGAATACGATGAAAGAAGGAGTTGCTGGCACATCCTATCGTGCGTTCCTATCGAATATTAGTAAAGGGATGAATGAACTCGGATTGTCTGCAAAAGATTCACAAGGTAAGTTAAAATCCATGCCGGAGTTACTCAAATCAATCCAGAGTGTCGTCGGGAATGATATTGATCCGGATGAACTTGAAAAATTAACAAAGGCCTTCACTATAGAAGGTGCTCAGTTGGTTACAGCATTGTTGCCAAAATACTCTCAATTGAAAACTGATATTATACAGATCAAAGAAGCAAATAAAAATGGCAATTGGGATGACATGAAAAAAGCCGCTTCAATAAATATGGATAATCTTTCCGGACAGCTTGATCGTGCAAGTTCCGGATGGGGTGCTTTAAAGAGCATGATCTCCAGCGGTTTTAACGAAGGCCCATTAAAGTCAATTGTAAAAGGTCTTGCCGATATGATCGGCGGATTTGTTGGATTCCTTGAAAAGCATCCTGCAGTAAAAACATTCTTTGCGACGCTTGTTTTTGGCGGAGCTGTTGTCCTAACTCTTGGCGGATTGATCCTGACGCTTACCGGCATTTTGGGGATGTATGCCGCAATTAAGAAGACGACTATCATTTCGGAGATTGCGCATAACGCTCAGAAGGTTGTTAGCATTGCTCAAACATCTGCGCAAACTATTGCTCAGGGTTCATATAACGCAGTAATGGGAATTGGAAATTTCCTGCATAGAGCAGCGGAAAAGGATTTGCTCGTTCAGAACGTCCTTAAAAAAATCCATGCGCTCCAAACACTCGCTCAAACATCAGCTCATCAGTTATATAATGCGGCAATGTCAACGACGATAATGCGGCACATCCAGCATTATGCTCAATTGGCATCAATGAACGTCCTCAAAGGTGCAGCGGCAATACAAACATTTGCACTCACTGCCGCATATAAAGGATACAATTTAGCGTTAGAGATTGGACGCATATTACATATTCAGGCAATGGCAGGAGCCGTCGCATTTCGTGGAGCTCAGATTGCCGGAGCAGTTACAACCGCAGTCCTTACCGGTGCACAGTGGGCATTGAATACTGCTTTTCTTGCATGTCCTCTCGTCTGGATTATCATGGCAATCGGAGCGCTCGGCGCGGCTATTTACGGTCTCGTGAAATACTGGGACAAAGTAACTGATGCGATCAAGGCGGCATGGAACTGGATTAAAAAATTCTTCGGGTGGAAAGATGAAGTCGATGTCGATGGTGTTGTCGCGGACAAAATTAAAAAGCTCAACGATCAAACTGAAAAACTGAAAGAACAACAGAATAAATGGCAAGCGGCCGGAATGACCGGTACCGCAGAATACAAGAAAAATGTTGAGCAAATAAAACAAAATGAAGATGCCTTGAAAAAATTGAACGAGGAAATGGATAAGCGTAAAGCAGTCGGCGCACGCATTCAGGAGCTTAAAGATTATTCAAAGACTCTTGAGGATCTTCAGAAAACGACAAAAAAAGGATCGGCAGATTACAACCTTATTGAAGCGCAGAAAGGTTATGTTGAATCAGTACGGAAACAGCTTACAGAAGGTCTGAACAAGAACGACTACAAAATGACCGAAGCGATCATGGGGAAATCATCCCTTGATCAGGTGAAGAATGCCGGGAAAAAACTATCCGAGACATTTGCAAGCGGAATCAAAGACTCGAAAGACGTTGAGAATGCCGTAAAAAAAATGGTCGAAGATCAGATAGGGAGATATCTGCCGCATTCCGACGCGAAAGCGGGACCTTTGTCCAGACTTACGGCATCGGGTCGAGCGTTTGTCTCCACATTCGGAGGCGGAGTAGATCATGAATCGAAACAAAATCAGGCGACTCAGCGATTCGTTAATCTTCAGGCGAAAACGATAAAGGAATCTTCTCCCGTGATCCAAAAGATCACGAACGCAAGCCGTAAAATCGAAGCGAAATCAATGGTCGGAAATTTGCAGATATCTCTGGGCGGAAAGAAAATGTCCCCGACGGATTTTGCCGCTCTATTTCTTCAGATGCTCGAAACTCAAATTGATGAGGCTGGTTGATTATGGGAGTTCTCGATCTTGTAGCCGATGCGTTGACGTTCGCGGGAGGATCCACAATACCGAATCCCATTACCGTGATGCGCGAAATCTACCCTCTGGAGATTGGAGGTTATGTATTCACCTATGGTGCGCTTATCCAGGTTAAAGGGAAAAAGAATATTGTCGTCACCGAAATCCCCGGAGGCTCCGGAACGCAGAAAGAGCTCGTGAGTGTGAGCGATTATGAAATTACCGTTACGGGAAAAATCTACTGCAAGACAAATACCGCGTTAAGAGAAGAAGTCGCGAATCTGATCGCGTTATGGGACAAACCGGAAGCGCTGCCGATTATCTCTCCGTATACGGAAATGTTCGGTATTAAAAAAATCGTCATTCAGAGTTTCGACCCCATGATAAAAGACGGATATCAATCCTGTCTCTGGTACACATTCACGGGAATGTCTGATAATGAAATTACGCGGAAGACTGAGATCAAACAGTCCCGCTTCGCGAAACTCAAGGCTCTGGTGAAAACGTACGTATGAAGCGCTATACGACACGAAAAGAGGACACGATCCATCGATTGTCGGTTCTATTCTTTTACCGATGGGATCTCTGGCCTTTGATTTATTACACGAACAAAGATGTTATCGGGGATGACCCGCTGTTCATTACTGCGGGACTGACGATTAAAGTTCCGGAACCGCCAGTGACTGATCAGGAACATGTCGCTGTTGCCGGTGACACCTCAATGACACTGGCACAAAAATATTACGGAGTACGAGAGCTTTTCAGAACTATCGATGAGGCGAATGACTGTCCTCCATATCTTGTTTCCGGGAAACGGTATAAAATCCCGGCTCTTGTGGATCAGATAGATATTGATGCGGCAAAAGAATTACGGAGAGAAACCGGTGTTGAATTTGACAAGTAAACTCGTCATCGACGGCACAGAAGTAAAAGGAATGAGCGGTGCAAAACTCGTCTCCTCCATTGATGCATGTATGGATACCGCTACGATCGTGATCGCCGCTGGTGGAGCGAAGCCGACTCAGTTCAAAGAAGATCAGCGCGTTGAACTGTACCTCGGGTATGGCCGGTACGGACTGGTGAATGAATTTTCAGGAATTATTACCGCGATAT